TTACACCAGTATCCTCAGTTAACATAATCTTATTAGTGTGTCCATCTGGGAAGTTAACTCTAACATCAGTAAGGTTTAAATTATACTTTACTACTGTTTTTTCATCATCCTGACAAGTAACACTAATTTCAACTACTTCTCCAACTGATACTGCACGAATATTTAAAAAAATGAACTCTAAGTCAAAAGTTGCAAGATTTTCAAGTTTTATTCTTGATGAAATACAACTTTTTAACAAATTAAGTACAGCATCTCTAATATTCTTTTCATCATCACTCTCAAGTGCCATTAATAGCACTTTTTCCTCTTTTACTAAAAATGGGCGAAATTTTATCTTTTTCTTATTTGAAGGAATTTCCAACTCATGAGTTGGTAAATCCATTGTTGGCAATGCCATAATATTTACTCCAAGGTCATATTTATATTTAGCTCGACTTTTAGAACCAAAAATTAGCAGGAAAATTTTTCCCGAATTTACGTAAACGGAATTTTGAATTTGCGGTTAATATCACTGGAAATTACATAATGTTTTGTGTAATAGAACTGTGCAGTTACCTTTGTTATCTGTGCTGATCCAAATTGTAATGGAACTGCATCAATAGCATATGGCCACGCTCTCTCTAAAACAAAGGTTGTTGATACTCTCTCACCAAAGTTAAATCTAGGACCTAGTTCAGTTTTTGTAATGTATATTGTTTTACAGTAGTCATCAGGATAACTCAATGTAACTGTTCTATTTCTTACTCTAGGTGGCATTCCTATCGCTGCCTCTTTATATGATTCTCCACTATCTTCCATAGAAGAATATTGAACACCACTTTCATCGCTTTCTTTAAAAATATCTCCATACCAATCATATAAGTATTTTAGAGGTGTCATATTAGCATCACATTGAAATCCTAACTGCATTTCGGTGTATATTCTAGTATGTGGATAATTTACCTGACCCTCACCAGTATATCTACCTTTTAATTCTCCGCTAGCTGCTTGTGTATTTGGTAACTGTGCTTCATCACACAAAAATTCAAAAATATTTCCATTTCCAGAAGGATTTTTAAAATCCGTTGGTTCTGATCCAATTTGCACCACAAAGTTATTGCTCATCGACATTCCGCCGTTAGCATTCATAACTCCTAAAAATCTATCTATTGACACGCTAAATACTTATATTGGTACAATTATATTTATGGCATATTCTGGGATTTATAAACCAATCAATCCTAAGAAGTATCGTGGCAACCCGACTAGAGTAATTTATAGGTCACTTTGGGAACGCAAATTCATGGTGTTCTGTGACAATAATCCCTCTATATTAGAGTGGGGTTCTGAAGAAATAATCATACCATACAGAGCACCTGATGGTAAAGTGAGACGTTATTTTCCTGATTTCTACATCAAAGTTCTCGAAAAAAATAAGAAAATAACTAAGTATATAATAGAGGTTAAACCTAAAAAACAAACACAACCACCGCATGATAAAAATAAAAAGACTGCCTCATATCGTAATGCTGCGTTAACTTACGCCAAAAACCAAACTAAATGGTCAGCAGCTAAGGAGTATTGTGAAGATAGGCAAATGAATTTCTTAATACTAACCGAGGATCATTTAGGAGTATGAAACAATGGCAACAGGATTCGCTGCTATCCAGCGTAACACAATTACTTCCACGACTGGATACAAAACGCTGTTTGAAAAGATAACAGCAAAAACACAAGGACAAAAGAAAACATTTTCATGGTATCGTGCTGCTGTAAAATCAGAAGCAAGTACTTACACTAAAAATTTTGGTAAGTATATATTAAATGAAAAGAGTGATGATGTAGGTGCTGTACAAGACCAAGATGCAAATGAACTTCGTAGATATCCTGTACAAGGGCACTTGTATATGTTTGAGTACAAAGCAAAGATGAAGTACTTAAAGTATTATGATAAGTTTCCATTAGTATATGTTTTAAAAGCAACTAGTAGAAGTGAATTTTGGGGATGCAACTTACATTACATGACACCAAAGAAAAGAATTATAGCAACTAGAAGTTTAATGAACGGAAGAATTGACATACCTAAGGCTTGCTTCCATAAATACCTTCAGTCTAATGTTGAAGGTTTAATGATTGATCTTGCTGCTACTGAATGGGATACTGCTGTTCTTCTTCCCACAGAAGACTTCGTTAAACCTATGGGTACTTCATCAATTCCTATTCCAAAGGAAGATGTTTGGCAAGATACTAAAGATACTTTCTATGATAAAATTAGAGGACAAAGATCTGTTAAAGGATATGGTACTGCAGAATCAAGGGAGATGGCACTATGAGTGATTTAGATATAAACGGTACTGATATAATCAATGGAGGACGAATTGATGGTCAACATGTTTACAACAAACTAAAAATTAACTGGGAAAATGGAGCTCAAGTAGCTACTGGACGTGACGGTAAATACATTAATGAAATAGCATTTTCAATTTCTAATAGTACATATTATAAATGGAATGGAAATAATTGGGAGACAGTAAGTAATCTCCAAAATTTAACCGAAGCAACAAAATTATTCAGAAATAGATTAGAATATATTAATGAAGCAGAAGCATTACGACTAAAACCATATGCAACAGCAATAGAACCAGTAGGATATACTTCTCTTAGGTATCCAAAAAATGTTAGTACTGGTGAACACTCTGATTTTGTTTTGTTTGATTTTTTTGATTATCAACCTCCTTTTAAAAACAATAGTAATTTTGAAACTAGTGTAAATAGTAGTTTTTTGTTTGGTGGAACTAAAAAAACGAGATCTTTTGTGAATGAAAAATTACCAGAATATAATAGATCAGGACAAGCAAATAGTCTTTATAAACGTGATGATACAGGACAATTTCCTCAGATAATGTTATACATGCCAGATGATATAAGTGATACATTAAAAGCGGTGTGGGAAGGAAAACAATTTGGATCAACCACCGCTGGTATTTTAAGTAGTGCTGGAACTGAAGGAATTGTTGAAAAATTAAAGCAAGCAGGAAATGAAACTGGAAAAGGACTTAGTAAAGCACCAGTTGAAATAGCGGCTAGTTTAATTACAAATTTAGCAAAAGGAATTACTGGTGATACTATAAACACTGGTGATGTTTTTGGTAGTATTGATGGAGTGATCAGGAATCCAAACGTAGAAGTATTATTTCAAAAAATGAGTCTTAGAACTTTTGATCTAAGTTTTAAATTGGTGCCATACAATGTTGATGAAGGAACAATTATTAAAAAAGTAATTAATGTATTTAAAAAATCTATGTTACCAACATATTCTATAGGAGAAACTGAAGTTGGTGGTAAAAAAGGATCAGAAAACAGAGCAGTTGAAGCATCATTTATTAAAGTTCCTAAAGTATGTAAAGTTACATACATGAGAGGTAGTAGTCAACATCCAGACTTACCAACATATAAAATGTGTGCTATAACTGATGTGAGCATCAACTATACACCAGATGGAAACTATGCAGTTTATAATGATGGAACTCCAGTTGCATACGAATTAAAGATTAGTTTCATGGAAACAAAACTTTTATTCTCTGAAGAGATAGATACTGGAAGAGATCAGTCTACTGCACCAGAAGGACAAGAGTATGGTGCTATGAGAAGTGATGTTAGATTAAAAGAAAATATTAATAAGGTAGGTAACTCTCCATCTGGTATCAATATATACGAGTGGAATTACATAGGAAATTCACAAAGATATCGTGGTGTTATGGCACAAGAAATTCTTCCAATACATCCAGAAGCTGTTGCATTACAACCAGATGGATACTTGAGTGTTTTCTATGGAAAAATTGATGTAAACATGGAGAAGGTAAAGTAAATGTATTTTTCTATTGTACCTAACATCGTCTATGATGAAAAACCAATTAAGTATCCTTTCTCGGATGCTGAACGTGTGGTTGCTAAAAATTTCTTTCGTAGATATAAATTGAACGATGATATATTTTCTTATGCAGTATTCTTTAACAAGTATGCTATAAAAGATGGAGAGCGTCCAGATACATTATCAAAAAAATTATATGGAGATCCTTTCTTTGATTGGGTAATTCTTTTAACAAATAACTTAGTTAATGCACAATATGATTGGCCACTATCTAACTATGATTTAAACAAAACATTAGAAAAAGAATACGCTGATCCATACAACACAATACATCACTATGAAACAATAGAAATTGCACAATATCCTGCTGGTCTACGTGTAGACAAAGCGTTCTTTGATAAACAGCATAAGATAAATGATAATGGAACTGTGTCTATAGTAAATGGAAGTGCCATATGTGGTCCTATTACTGTTGCTGATCACTATACAAAAGAGAATGAAAAGAAACGAGAGATATACATTTTAAAACAAGAATACTTTACATCATTTGTCAATGATTTTAAAAGAAATAATATGTATCAAAAATCTAATAACTATATTAGTAAGAAGTTAAAACAAACTGGATAATTATGATATTTTGGATAGGATTTACCATCATGTTTCTCAATGAGGGATTCGTGATGATGAGACACATCTCACCTTGGTTTGCAGAGCAAAGGGAGAACCTCATAGAAAAATTTGGTGATGGTTGGCAAACCTTTCATGGTATAGTTGATTATGTTTGGGTAATTGTTGTAGCATTAGGATTTACACTCTCACCACACAGATTGAATCATCTGTATGCTTTCCTTACATTTTGGGGAACTGCATTCACTTTCATTTACCTACGCATGTGGGTATTGAAATGGGTAAAGACTTTATAGACAAAAAAATACCCAGAAAAATTTTCTGGGTTTTATAGAATTCAGTTTTTGAATTTCGATTTACTCTTCAGCAAGACGTGCGAAGTATGA